TTCCGTGATGTACACCAGATTTTGTTTCAACCTCTGGGAAACCTGCTTTAAAATACAAATCCGCCAATTCTTTTGCGTCGTTTAACGCATTTGGACTAAAAAAATCGTAATCTGGGATTTCAACGTCTGTATCATAAAATTGTTCTTGTTTAGGAAGTATATTATTAATAGCAGTACCACCATAGCAAATAAGACTTTTTTTCTTGATAAAGTTTTCAACAATGGTTAAGATTTTGGAAATATCCGCGGAATTAATCGCTTTTTTACGAACCATATGTTCTGCCTTGTCAACAGCTGAACGTAAAATGGCTAATTCACAATCATCAAATGACATATTTTTATCGCATAATTTATTCATATTTTCCTAGATATATTATCTAACATATGTAAAGATAATATATTTATACATTTATTCACTACATATAATCCCTAATCTCTCAACCAACCCCTTCAATTTCCAAAAACAATTCCCTTAAATTGTGTAACTATAATTTTTAGTGGCAACTGTTCGTGGTTCATAACTCACCGCAGGATTTTGAGGAGTTGGAGATGATACGGTGATTGGAATATAACGCAGATTTTCGGGTTTCAATACAAAAGCGCAACCTGCATCATTGAAAAACTTATTATTTTCTTGTAAATTTGCGTCATTCAACTGATAACGCATGGCAATCATTTGACAACCAGTTAATCTCGCCGCGGCAGCACTTAGATTTGGTGGATTACTACCTTTGTCGGGCATAGCAATTGTCATATTTTGTTTATTGAAACTTTGTAGTTCAGTAAGGTCGGGAGTATTTTTAATTTCATAATTTCTAAGAGCACGCATAAATACAGAATTACTCAAAATATTTATATATTCATATAAATTGCGATTATCCATAAATGCCTTGTTACTATTGTCGACAATTAAAATAATTTTTTTGGATAAATCAAGTAATTTAGTATTTCCAAAATTGGTTTGTCCATTTTCATAACTTGTGCTAGGTCCCATAAAATATTGGTCATACGTATCAAAAATCTTTGCTAAATTTTGAAACATTACTTGATTGGTACTTTTAATTCTTAAATGAATTAATATGGGGTCATTTGGGTTAGGGGCACCAGTATTTGAAAAACCATAATTTACAATAATTTTCATCGCATCTATAAAAGGAACCGTATTGTATGTTTCCTTAATATAATAACTATCGCTTGTAGAAGTTGCGATTACTGGCTGTTGATTCACAGAGTAGATTTCAAAATCAAGTCCTCTACATCCTTGTTTAATAACATTTGTTAAATTACAAGTATTTACATAATCATTTTTATAGGAACCGCCACTACAACAATTATACGCAGTTTTGATATAATAATCTTTCAAAGTGTACTTTGAATTAGGGTTCGAAGAACTAACAGATTGTAATTTTCCATTAATGGTTCCATACATCTCATTCATATAATTACACTCACGAATCATTAAATTTTTGATGTATAAATAATAACCAATAAATGACAAAACAATTAGAATCATAAATATAATACTAATTTGTAGAACCGTTTCATCCCTATTAAATATATTTTTCATTCCTTCTTTGACTATTTTATTCATATCCATATTTTAGTAGTATCTATTATATAATAATAAAAATATTTAAAATTGTTAAAGTATTTAATATATTAATAAAAAATAATTAAAATCAGTTAAATATAAATTTATTACTATAATATAATAGATAAATGAGTGGAGGATTAATACAATTGGTTTCGGCAAGTAATCAAGATATTGTTTTGACCGGTAATCCAAGTAAAACATTTTTTAAATCGACATATCATAAATATACGAATTTTTCATTACAAAAATTTAGACTTGATTTTGAAGGAGCCAAGACTTTGCGTTTATCAGAAGAATCTAATTTTACATTTAAAGTAAAGCGTTATGCGGACCTTTTAATGGATTGTTATTTGAGTGTAGATTTGCCTAATATATGGAGTCCTATATTTCCCCCAAACACGGATGACGCTAGTACAGAAAATAATACAGGGGCATGGATTCCATATGAATTCAGGTGGATTGAAAATATTGGAGCACAAATGATATCGCGAATAACGATTACTTGTGGAAACCAGACATTACAAGAATATTCGGGTGCCTATATACTTGCTATGGCGCAGCGCGATTTTTCAGCGGAAAAGAAGGCTCTTTTTGATAAAATGATTGGAAATGTGCCTGAATTAAATGACCCGGGAAATTCGGGTAGTCGGGTCAATTCATATCCAAACGCGTTTTATACTACAAACCCTGCCGGGGCGGAGCCATCGATTCGCGGTAGAACATTATATATTCCGCTGAATTCGTGGTTTACTATGAAAAGCCAAATGGCGTTTCCTTTAGTGGCTTTGCAGTATAATGAATTACAAATAAACGTGACTATGCGACCAATACAAGAATTATTTCAAATACGTGATGTTATGGATAGCACGAATAATTATCCATATGTAGCACCAAATTTTAATTTGTATTATATGCAGTTTTACCGATTTTTACAGACACCTCCAGATGTAGGGTTGGGAGTTAATTCGTATACAGACACCCGTACATTATGGAACGCGGATATTCATTTGAATTGTACATATTGTTTTTTATCAAACGCTGAATCGCGTATTTTTGCGTTGAATGAACAAAAATATTTATTCCGGCAAGTGAGACAAAATATTTTTTATAATGTAACTGGCCCCAATAAGGTACAATTAGATTCGATTGGTATGATATCAAATTACACATTTTTTTTACAAAGAAGTGACGCAAATTTACGAAATGAATGGAGTAATTATACTAACTGGCCTTATAATTATTTACCATATGATTTAGTACAAGCTCCAACCAGTGGGGATTATAAAATTACTAGGACAAACCCCGATGGTACAACAACTGTTGTATATATTGGTCCAGGTGTAAACGCTGATGGAAAATTAACCGGGTGGTTGTTGACCGGTAATTATAATTTAGAAAACGAAAAAAATATATTAGTATCCATGGCGTTATTGTTGGACGGTTCATATCGTGAAAACGCACAGCCAGTAGGTGTGTATAATTATGTCGAAAAATATACGCGAACAGCGGGTAATGCGCCGGATGGGTTATATGTGTATAATTTTTGTATGAATACATCACCATTTGATTTACAACCATCAGGGGCGATTAACATGAGTCGTTTTACAACGATTGAGTTCGAATTAAATACGATTGTACCGTCGTTGGACCCTTATGCCCAATCACTGGCAATATGTGACCCATCAACTGGTCAAATTATTGGAATTAATAAGCCAACATGGAGAATATACGATTATAACTTTAATCTGGTTGTTTTTGAAGAACGAATCAACATGGTAACATTTGTTGGTGGAAACTGCGGTTTAATGTATGCTACTTAAATCTAGGAAATTTTTCAATGAAAAAATAAAAAGAATACATATAAAAAATAAATAATATAAAAAGATTTTACTAATTATATTATTCTAATCAAAAGAAAATGACCACAATTGAAATGAATAATGATGCCATTATTACAAAAGACCCCCAAACAAATTTATATACGTGTAGTACTTGTAGCTATTATACGCCTTTAAAAAATAGTTATATAAAGCATTTAAAAACTGATAAACATAAAATAAATACAACTCCATTGGAGTGTGGCCAATGTAATAAATTATTTTATACAAAAATCTCTTATAATAATCATGTGAAATCTTGTATCATTCAGGATAGCAATCAACCCGAAAATATGAGTGATTGTGATGGTGAAAATGAAATTCCTATAAATGATAATGATAATGATGATGATAATGATAATGATAATGATGATGATAATGATGATGGTGAAGAACCAGACGAGGAATTGAGTATATTATTAACAAAATTTGGAAACCAATATGATAAATTGATGATTAAATATATAATAATGTTTTTTTTACATATAAAAGAAAATATGTTATCATTTAACCTTTTACTGATTTTTGTATTATTTATGTGGAATCATTAAAAGCGAATGCTCCATCATCTGTGAATTCTCCACTAAATGTGGTTCTTACTGGATATTTCATCATTAACGATAAATTTCCAGACGGATAATATTTTTCTTTAAAAATATTTTCTTCTAAATCAAAATTGGATTTCCACATGTCGACCCCCATATTATATTTTGCTGGTTTTGCTCCAGGGTCGATATATGTAGCACTTTTGGTAATATCTTTTGTAAATGTACTCATGACTGGTTTTATGTCAGTTGTTTGCTCTTTTATTTCACGATTATAAACTGGAGGTGGGACACAACCATAACAATCTACATCCGAAACACAATCTTCTCCTGTTATACGACAACGCCCAGGCGGTCCACATATATTTTTACATGTATATTCCGTAAAAGCAGGATTTGGTAAATTCACACTATGTGTGGTATCTGGTCCTTCTTCAATCGCTGACATTTTTGTAAATGCTTCTTGAATGTAATTGTTTTTAAATAAATAATTTGTCCAGTAGAAAATGATAATAACCGACAAAAGAGTGGCGATTCCATATATGAATAAATTTGTTTTCATTTATGATAAATAAAGAAAATAATATTTTTATTTCAAAAAATCAAGTATTCTGTTTATTAGATGAAAATATAATATTACATAATAATATAATCTTAAATAATAATATGAGTAAAACTGTTCAATCAAATACATCTGAAATTGATAAAAAAAAAAAAGAAACACAACCAAATAAAGTTGTCAATTATGAAAATACATATAATTACGGAAAATCTTTATTTAGCCAAATTTTCAAACTTGGAATTGTAATAATTATTGGTACAAGTATAGTATATAGTAGTAAAGTATATCAAGCAAATATTATTCCATTTGATATAAAGTATTTTCCGTTCACAAATATAATAAATCCAAAATTTAAAGATGGACAAGAAGAAACAAATAGTATTAATATATTTAAAACAGACAATAGTGTTTACTCGACACATATAAAATTTCCTATTGAAGAAAATCAAAAAATATTGAATGGGAGCTTGCTGGATTATTTTAGAAAATTAAAAAACAAAAATGTTTTTACTTTGTACTTATTTACAGTATTACAAAATATTTTAGCAACAAACTTGTCGTTTAATAAAACTTTTTATAATACTACAACATCTATGTTTACGGAATCGGTTAATATTTTTTTGACACCTTTGTTATTTATTTTATGGTGTACATTGATGTATTTTGTAAATTTTATAAATATCATATTTAATTTGATAAAAAATATAACTTTATTGTTCAGTATAAATAAAAATAGTTCTCCTGGAAACGAAAATAAACCGCCTATTTGGGAATTTGGAAATAAAAAGATTATCATGTCAACAAAGACAAATATATTCTTATTTTTAGTGTATCTTTGTCTTATTGGCATGTTTATCATGTTTTTTGGTATTGCTATGGTATTTCCAGTAATTTCATTGTTTTGTTTAATTTATTGTTTTGTTCTTCCCCTTTTTATGAAAGCAAAAAATGTAAAAAATGTAGATAAACCATCGAAATATGACTTTAAAAATGCACTATTGGATGTTTTAAAATATAAATCACAAATAATAATGTTGATTATTGCCTTTTTTGTTATAAAGGGTGCGAATGATTTTTTTGGTAATGTTGCTATGGTTATTTCTATTGTGATTTTTTTAATCATGTTTTTTTTCACACCATTATTTGAAAAATACAAGTTGAATTATAAGGATAATTTATTACCAGGAAGTCCTGTACCCCCACCACCGACTAATTTGGATAATGATTTAATAACGGAAGAACAAAGTAATAAAATAATGACAGAATTAACAAAAATGGCGCCAATCGCAATCACTCCCGCAGCAATCACGCCAGAAAATATTAGTGATGCTGCGAAATCTTCGGTATTGCCTTACAAGACAGAAAACAAGCCAACAGAAGCCCCAAGTGAAACCACTGATTCAGTAAAGTTGCCTGATAAGACAGAAAACAAGCCAACAGAAGCCCCAAGTGAAACCACTGATTCAGTAAAGTTGCCTTACAAGACAGAAAATAAAACAGATACACCAACTACAATGTTTGGTAAACTTAAAAATAAATTAGACAATTTTGTTGAGGATAAAGTTATGCCTGAAGTAAAATCAATTGAAAATAGTGTCGCAAAGAACGTTAATTCAAAGTCTAAAGCAACTGAACTTTTAAAAAAAGTCGCATCAGTTAATCCACTGGCCAGATTAGCTGTTAATACGGCGGTTAAAACAGCTGATAAACTGGCGGATAAAGTATCCGATAGAGTATCGGATAGAGTTTCAGATAAAATAGCGAATAAAGTGGCTGATAATGTCGTTGGTGGAAAAAAGAAAAAATGAAAAAACACATCTTTAAAATAACAATATTAAAAAGAGAATAAAGATAAATCAATATATACTCACTAAAGACAGTTATATACATGGAAATACAAAATCAAATCCAAGAGCCAATCCAACAAACACAAATCCAAAATAATGATGATATATATAGTCATTATAAGAATACATTTTTAAAAAGATGGAATATCGAATTATTGGATTTTTATAAAAAAAAAGAATACAAAAATATTCAAATCAATTTATGTAATGACAAAATACGTATTAAAATCGATAATTATACCTTTCTTTTGACGAATAAATATCCATTTTATCCGCCCAAAGTCATGATTCAAAACAACCCTTATTTGAATTATTTGAAATACCCCACGAGTGAAAGAATACAAAATATATTACATGTACATAAAATTTCTTGTATGTGTTGTAGTTCCATTTCGAATAGAAATATGTGGTCTCCGGCATATCAAATCAATGATATTTTGAACGAAATCAAACGGGTAAATCAAATTAAAAAGTATGTGAAACACTATTTAATAGTGGATGACATATGCCGAACCAAAAATATTGATACTGACACCATTGGAATGTTAATATTGGAATTTTTAGAATGTATACCTATAAAATAATATCAAGATGAATGAATGTATTTTATATAATAATATATATATATATATATTATATGAAATCTAGTAAATTTAGAAATAAAAAGATTAGAAAGTCTAGAAAAAAATCAAAAACATATTGTAAAAAAAGTTTAAAAAAAAGAACTCGAAAAATGAGGGGAGGAAGAACTGATGAATTATTTTATGCGATTGAGAAAAATGATGTAAATTTAGTAAAAAGAGTACTTGATGGAAAAACGTTAAAAACATTAAATAAAATGACAAATTTTTTACCTGATTATTTTACTGGTGAAAAAAAGACTGACATCAATGCAATAAATGATGACGGTTACACACCATTAATTTTCGCAATTAAAAATAAACATAGTAATGAAATAATTGAATTGTTAATTGAAAAAAACGCTAATGTAAATGCGATGAACAAAAGTGGTAATACTCCTCTAATTGAAGCAGTTATTCAAGGATATAATGAAAAAATAATTAAATTGTTAATTGAAAAAAACGCTAATGTAAATGCGATGAACAAAAGTGGTAATACTCCTCTAATTGAAGCAGTTTATAAAGGATATCCTGATGAAATAATTGAATTGTTAATTAAAAAAGGCGCTGATGTAAACATAAAAGATATTCATAATTCTACTCCTCTAATTAATGCGCTTAATCAAAGATATGAACAAGAAATAATTAAATTGTTAATTGAAAAAGGCGCTGATGTAAATGCGATGGACAAACGTGGTAATACTCCTCTAATTGAAGCAGTTAATCAAGGATATCCTGATGAAATAATTGAATTGTTAATTAAAAAAGGCGCTGATGTAAATGCGATGGGCAATGATGATAATACTCCATTAAATTCTGCGATTCGAAATGAATATGGTGAACAAATAATTAATTTGTTAATTAAAAAAGGTGCTGATGTAAATGCGATGGACAAAAATAGTTTTGTTCCAAAGGACACCAGACCATTAACAGTGGCGATTCAACAGAAAGATAAAGAGATAATTAGATTATTAATTGATAACGGTGCTGATGTAAATCCACCGCCTAATGTTCATATTAAACATCATTCTACACCATTAGCATTGGCGTTTATTAAACGTGTAGATGAAAAAATAATTAGATTATTAATTGATAAAGGTGCGAATGTTAATGTTTCAGTAGATGAATACGTTTTAGAAGCTAATAGGGGTGTATTACGGAGACATGATAAATATTATAGGACATCCCCATTGTCATTGGCAATCATGTATATGTATAATTCTGAAATAATTCAATTTTTAATTGATAAAGGTGCTATAATTTTAACAAAAACTAAAGAGAATTTTAACCCTGATAATAAATACGCTGATAATGAATACCCGACGATGGACCCATTTTCAGCATTGTTTATTCGGCATAGTAAAAATCCAAGTCAAGACGATTACGAAAAAATACTTTCTTTATTAATTAAAAATTTAAAAATAGATGTAGATGCTGTAAATGATGAAATAGTTTTATTCTTTATTAATGACACTAACTCTAATTCTGTAAAAAAAAATAATAATGAAACCCTATTAAATTCCGCAATTATAAATTTTAAAAGTAACTTAGATAATAGCATATTTGAAAATATGGAACAATTAAATGATATAATTAAACAATTTATTACTATGAGTAAAGACATTGACAAAACAAATAATAATGGTGATACACCATTATCTTTGGCGATTCAATATGGATATAACTCTTCTATTATTAAAATATTGATTGAAAAATCTGCTGATGTAAACAAAATAGATAAGAATGGTGATACACCATTATCTTTGGCGATTCAATATGG